GACTTACCTGCCCTACACCGGACTATGACCAAACAGTTTATAAATTCTTTTCGGCGCATGAATCTCTCGAGTTTCTATGGGTTATACCGTCAAAAGACACATGTGAACATTTGAGAGACCATGCGTTAGAAGTTGACCCTTCTGAGCGCGATCTTCTTCACTATATTCTAGATTTCTATGATGATACGCTCATGAAGAAAGCTAAAAAATTAAACGGAGAAGCGTTAGAAACACCAATGTTAATCTCAACATAGGGAGAAGCGATCATGTCATTTGAAGTGAAATATGATGTTAGTGGTAAAGTAATTAGTCCAGAGCCGGTATATGAAGAAAAACCAGAGTCTGCAGTTCAAGAACCAGTCGAAGAGCAAACCGTTGAAACAGCTTCCGTTGAAGCGAATGAAGAAACTGTACAAGCTGTCAGTGAAGCCCCTGAGCCGGTACAACAAGTTCAGGCGCCTAAAGAATCGGATGCTGCGAAGAATTTTCGTGAGATGCGCGAAGCTAAAGCTCGCGTTGAAAGAGAGCGGGATGACGCTATGCGTCGCTTGGCAGAACTTGAAGCAAAAGCTACTAAGCCTGCAGTACCCATTGAAGAAGATGATGAGATCCGCATTGGCGACGATGATCTTGCTGAAGGAAAACATCTATCCAAAATGGCTCGGAAAGTTAAGAGACTAGAAGAACAGATTAGAAAGCAACAAGAGCAAACAGAAGAGCAGCGAATCGAAGCCCGCATCAAAGCACAATATCCAGATTTCGACCAAGTTGTTTCTAAAGATAATGTAGCTACTCTCTACGCCGCATATCCTGAATTGGCTTATACATTGAGCCAAACTAAAGATATGTACGCACAAGCTGCTTCTGCTTATACCCTTATGAAGAAGTTTGGCATCCATCAAGATTCAACAACATCAGCTTTGTCTGTACTCAATGATAAAGATAAAGTAGCTAAGAACATGGCAAAGCCTCGACCACTAACGAGTGTTTCACCGCAGCAAGGTGAATCACCACTATCGAGAGCTAATGCTTTTGCTGAGGGACTTACGCCATCACTTAAAGAACAGTTACTTAAAGAAATGAACGCTGCAAGAAAAGGTTACTGAGGCCATTTTTTCCCCATATCTAAGCTTAATCGTCATTTCTTGGATGTGGGGATTTTACTTATCCATATAATAACTTAGTGCAGCACCGCCGAAGATAAAGAAAATCGATACGGGAATAAAATCTTGCGTGTAAATAGCTTCTGCGTCTCGTACCTTGAAATACACAGAAAGACCATAAAAAATACTGTAAATAATTGCGACTCCACTATATGCCAGTAATTGTTTCTTAACGTGGTCCCAGTATTTATGCATAGCTGTTCCTTATGTGTTAACGGCAGGGCTCCCATGGATAACCCTGCCGTATTAATTTACTAGGTTTTTCTTTGATATTGATTAGAGCTTCTTAAGCCATTCATGAACTTCATCATGAACATCATCTAAGTTCTTTTGTGTATAAAAGTAATGACGTATCCAGGTGAACCATACTATATATAATATAGAGGCCCCAAGTACGGTATGAAGGAACATGCTCATTTCTTTTTCCTATTACGTAAATAACGAGAAACTAAGACAAACATATCCTCGCCCTTTAGAATGTACCACTTTATAACATAGAGAACTGTCCAAGTCATGATGCCTAGAAGTACAATCTCATACCAATACCAATAACAAAACCATGTTCTCATTGGATCACACAGGTCCAGTTACAACACCACCGATTATTCCTGTTCCTAATGCAACAACATTACTTGTACCTTCAATTAAAGGTAAGAATGTTGCCTCAAGTGAAGCTGCTGTTACTAGTGCTGCAGGCCCTGTTAATAGGGATACTACAGCAATGGTTCCATGTGCTACAAAATGTGTAAGGAATTTACCGATATAGAAACCAGCTGTTGCCCCGCCAAGTCCGCCACCGTTACCGGGGACATGCGTACGTAGTGCAAAGTTCTTATCACTTGTTTTAGATACAGCAATCTTAGCAACGGTAAGATATTTACCCAGTTGCTGATCATTCATTGTGCGTAATGGCGCTTCAACAAGTGTAGGATCAACAGGGAAGCTTTTTCCCTTTCGGACTACTTTGAATCCTTCTTCATCACGCATCAAGCGTGCTTTGCCAAGAGCTGATTTACCAAGGATGGCTGACTTGGGAATTCGTACGCTACTATTTGTGGTTTCGCTTGCATTGACAATGCCGAATGAAACAACGAGTGCTAATAACATTCTTAATTTCATAATGAATTCCTAGATGTAGAGTTATTTATTTGATTGATTAGCTTTTTCTGCAAATGAAGCGCCGGCTGCCGCTCCAACAATAGCTGCTTGATAGCTATGTATTTCGATACTAGGACCGAAGAATGTTTCCAGGGTAGTAAATGCACCATATCCTGCTGCAGGACCACCAACAATACCGGCCCCTAGACTTACTATGCCAATAAGGCCATGTCCAGCCATACTTACGGCACTTTTAGCGACAATGGCTCCGGTTAGGCCTGCTACAACTGCGCTTTTTGCTGTGGGAGTTGGTGATGGTTGTGGTTGATTAGAATTTTCCATTGCACTTGAAAGGGTGCAAAGAGAGATTGTTACCGCGATAAGCGATAATTTGCGTAAAGACATGATTGTCCTTCGTAAAGATATGATAATGATACGACTGCTTACTTGGACGTGAAAAGATATAGAAGGTCATGGGTGACAAGGCCATGGAACTTGAACTCATTGCTAACTATGCTCTTACTCTTACATCCACAAAACAATGTATACCTTCTTTAATGTGTGTCAAGACACTTTTAAAAACTATTTAATTTCAGAATGTGACACATTTTAATGTACGTTTGCTTACTCAGAAGATATGGGTATAGTGTGAGCATTTACAGGAGGGCATAATGAAATTACAAGAACAACAAGCACGCTTTGCTGAATGCGTTGCACAGTTAATTGATTTCATTTTTGCATCTGGTTATTCGTGTACACTTGGCGAAGCATACAGAACTCCTGAACAAGCAAAATTATATGCAGAAGAAGGTAAAGGTATTATTAAAAGTCTTCACTGCCAACGTCTTGCTATAGATTTGAATATATTCTCTCTTTTGGGTGACTATATGTCTGAAAGTGATGAGTATGAGAAGTTTGGTGTTTTCTGGGAAAACCTTGATCATCAAAATCGTTGGGGTGGTAGATTTAAACGCAAAGACGGAAACCATTTTGAACGTATGTATGAATTATAAATCGCTCATTGTCTATGATTCTCTTTGACTAGTGACTCAGCGAAGAGAATGCTTCTTACTCTCCGACCCTCAGTAGACCCCTATCTACTGAGGGGTTTTTTTAAGGAAATTATGAAAAATTTAGAATGGTACCCGTTTTATACATTATCTGATCTACCAACTGATAGATTTATGATGATAAAATGGAAATGTGATAAAGAATTAATAATATTAAGTTACAGTGAAGTTAATAAATGTTTTTATATTTATTACCCCTGGAGTTGTGCAAGTCTTCCTGAATGTATCGAGGCTGGTATTTGCCTTGATTTCAGGAATATGCAATTTCACAAGGCTATAACTTTTTTTATGCCGTTACCTTTTTATTTAGATAATCCTCCGATTCTTAGGAAAGAATTGCCTTAAGGTTCATCAAGACTTATTATACGCCCAGACGTAATGGGAATTCGTCTATCCCTTTCTATTGACGTATCGAGCATTCGTCAAGCTCATTTTGACGTACGGAGTTTTCGTCAAGCTCGAGTAATCACAATGATCTTTAGCGAGGAATTCGACGATGGCAATAACAACGTCTACCGTCTTGCCTGCGCCGGTTCAGCAAAGCTTTAGTTATAAGCTGCTGTCGGTACCGGTTCCAAATATGATTCACAAAATACCTGCGATGAAAAAGCAAATGCCACGTAATGGTGGTACAACGCTTCGTATGCGTAGATATAATCCTCTTGCAACGGCGATGGTTCCACTAGGAAACACCGGCGTTACTCCCCCAGCACAATTGCTTACTGCTGTAGATATTGATGCCCGTATTAGTTTTTATGGCACATATGTACAACTTAATGAGCAAGTTACGCTTCAAAACCAAGATCCAGTTCTTAACGAATGCGCTGCTCGTCTTGGCGTTTCTCTTCGTCAAACCGAAGATCAACTCACGCGTGACATGCTTGCGGGTACAGCAGGATTTATTAACTCTACCGGCGGTGTAAACGGTGATAACCCAACGGAAATCACACGTTCTGATGTTGATGTGGTTGTTCGTGCGTTGTTAAATAACAATGCTTACACGATCATGGATAACATTGAAGGTGAAGATAAGTTCGGTACAGCGCCTAAAATGAATGGGCGCTATAAATCTTCTCTGATAGACTTGGAAACCGAAGTGGCATTAAGCTAACCGGCAACAAGGGGCAAGATTGTGGAAAACAAAACGCACGATAATTTTTATGTCATCCTACGTCCAGATTCTTTGATGATAGTTAAAGGTGTAAAACAATGCACCATCTATGATGCTATAATATTAGATAGAAATGATCCCGTGTTATGGGAAGTTTCTCGCAGAATAGATGTTTCTATAGATGACGTAGTTAAGCTTTTATGTGCATTTTATAAATTTGTTCCACGTCAGCCTGAACGACTAAGTGAGAAGACCTCGAAAGAGGATGCGATAGTCTGAACACTATGGAAACATAGTGAGATTGAGCCGAAGAGCTTGATCCGCCTAGGAAACTAGGTCACAAAAGTAACAGAAATGGTTCGTGATGCGTACTTTGCTCTTTGCAGCACGCAATTAACTGGTGATCTTGATGCTGTTGCTGGCTTCATCCAAAAGAACCAATATCCATCACCAATGAACGCTCTTCGTTCAGAATGGGGTTCAATTGGTAACCTTCGCTTCCTGATCTCATCAATCGGATCAGTGAGCCCTAATGCTTCAGCACTTGGTGCTAATGTATTCAACATTTTCTGTGTGGGTATGGAAGCATATGCCTGCATCGAGCAAGATGGTTATAGCGCTAGCTTTATTTACAGACCACCTATATATGATGGTCCATTGGCGCTTAATGCATCTGTTGGCTACAAATTCGCTGAAGTCCCGCGTATCACTAATGACCAATGGGTCATCAACCTACGCGCAACTCAAGCGTAATTAAGGAGAGTTAAACATGGCATACAATACACTGATACAACAGGGTAGTTTTACGTCAACCGGAACGGCTCAATTTATTCCGTTGCGTGGTGGCGTTGACTGGATGGAAGTCTGGAATTATTCAGAGATGGTATCTGCCGCCGCTAACCAAGCAGTCTACTATTACTGGCAACTCGGGATGCTTACAACCGGTATTCAGTACGTTAAAACTGCAGCTACGAGTGCATTACAGCCCGTTGCTTCTGGAGCCGGCCAATTTATTTTTGTTGATCCATCTGATCCACTAGTCTCGCCGATGCTTGGAGCTAGAATTGCTACAACAGCAGAAACAAATGCTGTTCAGCCTGTAGTTTCAACGGGTAATACTGCAGGTCTTAATGTAGGTTCAGTTGTTCGTTTATCACACGTAGCAGCTCAACCAAACCTTATGGGCTTTGACTTTGAAATCGACACGATCAACGCCAATGCAAACTTCAGAATGCGTTATGCATTAGCAAACGTTCCTGGAGCTGTTGGTGGTGCTGGTTTCTATCGTCAAGTTAACTTCAATAGTCCGTTCTATCCACGAAATAGATTTATCGTGAATATTACGCAAGCTAATCCAATGGTAGTTAGCTTGTCAGTAACTGCTGACTTTACTGTTGGGCAAGCGGTTAGATTCAATATACCAGCAGCTTTTGGTATGGTTGAACTTGATGGCTTAGTTGGTAATATTATCGCGGTTGGTGCTAACCAAATCTCGGTTGATATTGACTCAAGCACATTTAGTGCATTTGTATTCCCGGGCGTTGCATTATATCCATTCACGTTTGCACAAGTTGTTCCTGTTGGTGAAGATACTTCATTAGCATTGGCACTTGGTGCTGATATCTTGGGTGATGCTACGATTAACCAATTGGAAATTGGTATGTTACTTGCTGGTGGTGCTAATAGCCCTGCTGGTAGTAACGCTGATTTGATTTTCTGGAAAGCTGGTAAATCATTTAGTGTAAGTAATATATAATATTGGCGTAATGCTAATGCAGGAGGAGGGTAATTCCTCCTCCTTAATCTAGGAGATAAGATGTCATTACAAGAAAAACACGTAAGTACAAAAAAAGAAGTTAAAGAACCAAAGATTAATCTAAAATATATGCGTGACAGGGATCGCGAACCGGTTAAAGGTATCTTTCATTTTTATGAAGTACCCGGTGGAACGATGAGTTTTTCATATAAAGCATATAAAGAAGACGAAGTAGAAAATTTCACATTAGAAGATGGTAAAGTTTATACCCTTCCTCTTGGTGTTGCTAAACATCTTAATAAGAATTGCTGGTATCCGGTACATGCGTACCAGACTGACGAATCAGGAAGACCAGTTGCGAAAATCTCATCGAAAGTTAGACGAGTAGGATTTTCTAGCCTAGAGTTTGTTGATGTTGATGATCTAACACCTGAAGGTAAACCGTTAGTAACTGTTGAAGCTACGGGAATCTAACTATGTCTCATTGCTATGCTGTTCAAAATCCTATATTCCAACCAGCTATGCGTATTATTACTGCTATCACGCAAGCTAATCCAGCACAAGTAACGACGAGCTTTGCTCATCAGTATATTACTGGCTTACAGATGCGGTTGGATATTCCGATTGCATGTGGCATGCAACAGGCAGATCAGTTTGTTGGTCCCATCGTGGTCAATTCTCCTACGACATTTTTAATTGCCCTCGATACAACTACTTTCGAACCCTTTTCCATTCCCTTAGCGCCGTCGCCCCATGTTAATACCTGCGCCCAAGCAGTCCCTGTGGGTGAGGTAAATTCCATACTGACTGGGGCGACGGTTAATATTCTTAACGCAAACTTATAAAATTGTTTTTTCAGTTCGTATGGTCTGCTAGTCTAGGCATGGTCTCAAGGCAAGTCTTACTGAGGATACGATTATGGCGATACATACCTTGCAGGATATTCAGACGAAAGTACGACGTCTTACAAGGGCAATTTCTGAAGATCAGCTATCGACTTTGGACCTTAATAACTACATCAATACCTTTGTTGTCTATGACTTTCCTGAACACTTACGAACATTTAACTTACGTACTGATTTTAGTTTCTATTGCAATCCATTCCAGGATGTATACCCAACTAATATTAATAACGTTGCTTTTCTTCCTGCCAATAATCCGCTTTTCGATTTTAATAATAAGTACATTACTATTCACCCTCCCGTATTTATAGCGGGGTATGAAGTATTGTATTCTCAATCACAGGAACAATTTTTCTCCATCTATCCCAAGATAAGTAATATTCTATCAATTGGTCAGGTTGGTAATGGTGCCCAAACAAATTTCATTGGTGTAATCAACAACCTCAATTTTTCACTGCAGGCTGCTTCACAACCAATATTGGCTGGACAAGTTCTTTTCAGTTCTATTGATATCAACAACGCGGGTTTGAGCTTAATCGATCAACCTAATGTTCCATTTAATGGTTCAGGTATTCTTATTGATCCTAATACACTCATACCCTCAGGCACCATTAACTATTTAACAGGTGCCTTCAATCTAACATTCCCTACGCCTCCTGCAGCTGGAGCACCAATCAATTCCCAAACGGTTCCTTATCAGCCTAGTTTGCCCCAGGCGATGCTTTTTTATGACAATGCATTCACACTTCGTCCTGTGCCAGATCAACCGTATAAGATCAATTTTGAGGTATATGTAGCACCTACAGATTTGATGGCTGCGGCAGGACCACTACCTCAAGGTCAGAACGCTCCACGACTCAATGAGTGGTGGCAGTACATTGCTTATGGTGCTGCTAAAAAGGTTTTTGAAGATCGTATGGATACGGATAGCGTGGCATTGATCACTCCCGAATTTAGAAAACAACAAGTACTTTGCGAGCGTAGAACAATTGTTCAATACACTAACGAGCGTCCAGCGACTATCTATACAGAACAGGTTGGTGTTGGTAACTATGGTTATGGGTGGGGTGGTGGCGGATGGTAACTAAATTAGGAAAATGTAATGGCATATAATGCAGCAATTCCACAATCAACCGATGTTCTTTCTCAATCCCAGATTGATTTGCTCGGTAACTTTCAGGCAATTAATACCTTTGTAAATGTTAACCATGTTCCTTTTAATTCGCCGGACCAAGGAAAACACTCTTTAGTTGAATTTCCAGTTCAAGGCGTAGCTCCTGTCATTCTTGGTGGTGAGATTGGACTCTATAACTTTCTATCACCAGTAACCGGCGTTAATGAACTCTATATCATTAGCCAAAGCGGCATAACCTCATCAGTTACTGCTTCCATATTAAGTACAACACCTGCACCCGCTAACGATAGTTTTGGATGGTCATATCTACCATCGGGTATCTTGATAATGTGGGGTAATAGTAATGCGAATGGGAACACGGCCATAGTGTTTCCTGTTGCGGCAGATATTCCTGTATTCAATCAAGTATTTAGCATTCAGATAACAACGTTTGTTAATAGTGCTCTTGATAGTAATACCTTTGTTAGGCTTTCTGCATTCACTAATCTTGGTTTCAATATCTATGGATCACAACGAACTGCAGCAGTTCCAGCGGCATGCTCCTTCCAATACTTGGCAATCGGTTATTAAGGAATCACATGGCATTCGATAGGTTTTTAATCGCACCGTTCGATACAGGATTAGAGACATATTTAAAGCCATGGTTGATACCGGACGATGCTTGGGCTCTCTTACAGAACGCTTATGTGTTTCGTGGACGTGTACGTAAACGTTTTGGTGAAGAACTTATGGGTGCTGGCACCTTTGGTTCTGTCACTGCACCATTATTCTCACGATTGCGAGTTCAGGTTGGAACGACTGATGGAGCTGGTAATATTGCAGGCATTGTACCAGGTAAAGTATTTGCCGTAGGACAAGCATTTTCTATAGGTAATGAGATATTCACCGTTGCTGTTAACGCTGCTCCTGGTGTAATGCTTGATACCGGTGCTTCAGCTGTTCATACCTATAACACAACAACAGGGGCCTTTGTTATTCAGGGTGCAGCAGCTTTAACTGCCGTCTATTTCTATCCTGCGTTGCCGGTTATGGGTCTAACGATTTATGAGGATGCACCCGATCCATTTAATGATGATCCAGCTTATGCATTTGATACGCAGTTTGCTTATATATTTACTGGAAGTGCTTGGGCCCGTTCACAAAGTGGTGGTCAACCTATTTTTACCGGCACAAACATAAACTTTTTCTGGACTACCAATTGGCGCGGTATAACAGCAGATATAAAAACGCTTTATGTAACGAATTTTAATTTCACTCTAGGTTTACTAGGCGGTGCTTCTGTTAATGATCCCATTTGGTGGACCAGTGATGGTTCTACGTGGGTTTCTAACTCAGCGGCTGGTAATAGTCCTCATGCGTTCTACTTCTTTCCAAGTTATGGCGGCGCACCTCAAGTACAATATACAGGTCCTTATATTCTTACCGCACGTATTATTCTGCCATTCCACGGTAGATTGTTGCTACTAAATACGATCGAAAACAACAATGCTAACCATGATGGCTCTTTACCCGGTAGTACTAACACACAATATAAGAATCGCTGTAGGTTTTCTCATTTAGGAAGCCCAATTGATGTTAACAATGCATGGTATGAACCAAATCAACGTGATACTTCAGGTGGCTTTAACTCTATAGCTGATGGTGCTGGGTTCCTTGATGCTGCTACCGATGAAGAAATCATTAGTGCTGAGTTCATAAAAGATCGTTTGATCGTTTATTTTGAACAAAGCACTTGGGAATTGGTTTATCTCGGTAACCAGATAGAGCCATTCACCTGGCAAAAGATCAATACTGAATTGGGATCTGAAGCGACTTTCTCTACCGTTCCTTTTGATAAAGTTGTTCTTACCATGAGTCAGCGTGGTGTTCATGCATGTAATGGTGCCAATGTTGAACGTATTGATACTAAGATCCCGGATACTACCTTTCAGATAACCCAGAAGAATCTCGGCATACAACGGGTGTTTGGTATTCGTGATTACTTTACTGAAATGGTGTATTGGACCTATCCATCCATCCAACATCAGACGAGTTCTGCTTATCCAAGTCAAGTATTAGTGTATAACTATCGTACCGGTTCATGGGCACAGAACGATGATACTATTACTGCTTTCGGTTATTTTGACCAATCTACCAATGTTACATGGGCTACAGCATTAACTAATTGGGAAGAAGCTGATTTCTTATGGGATAGTGGTGAGGAGCAAAGTAACTACCAGCAAGTTATCGCGGGTAATCAGCAAGGTTATACGTTCATTATAGATCCTGACATAAGTCGTAATGCTCCTGTTCTTCAAATAACTAACATTGCTCCAACAGGGGGTAATACACGACAATTATTGACTATCATAGCGCATAATCTTGAAGCGAATTCTTATATCGCTATTGAGAATGCCCAAGGCATAACTTTTGACTATCCACCAAACCAAGGAATATTCCAAGCTTCTGTGGTTGATGCTAATACGGTTTCAATAGTTGCCCATTCTATTGGCGTCTACACAGGTGGTGGCACAGCAACGCGCGTGTCCAACATTCAATTGAAGTCAAAGCAATGGAATCCGTATGTGAGTAAAGATAGGAATGTATATCTTCAACGAATAGATTTTGGTGTTACTACAACACCATTCGGTGCTATTACAGTAGATTATTCTCCATCGTCAACATCAATATCACTATTGGATGCCGGTGCTGCAAATGGTTCTCTTATTGGTACAGGAATTCTTTCAACATTTCCGTATCCAACAGTACCATTAGAGCTTACTTCACAACGCGTATGGCATCCTGTTTATTTCCAGAGCGATGGTGAATGTATTCAGCTTTCTATGTACCTTAATGATGATCTTAATTTAGCTAAATCACAGATACGTCAACAAACTATCGCATGGTCAGATTTCCAACTTGAAGGTATGGTTCTTTATACAATGCCAACAACAAGTCGTATGCAATAAAGGATAACGATGGCATCACAAACCTTTGGTTTTCTAATACCCACTACGAATGTCTGGGATGTTTCCGAGATCTATCAGATAGATGTAAAAAGCGATGAGTTTAAAGAGCTTTTAGTACGCTTGTACCAAAATCTTAATAACATGGCGGTCTCAGTTAATATTCGTGATGCTGGTTACTATGATGTTAATGAACTCCTCAACGGTCAAAATTACTTCCCTAATCCAGTACTGAATTCTGCAACAATGTCAGCGCCATCATTCCGGGCTGTGTATCGTAAAGTAATAAATTGGGGTGCATTGCCTAATACCGGAACTACTTCGGTGCCACATGGTATAACATGTTCTGCAAACACAAGTTTCACTCGTATTTATGGCTCTTCTACTGATCCCGTAGGACTCAATTACATTCCGATTCCTTATGCGAGCCCTACGTTGGCTAATAATATTGAGTTAAAGGTTGATGCGACGAATGTAACGATTATTACGGGGTCAAATAGATCTGCATTCACTACAACCTATGTAATCCTTGAATACCTACAGACATAGTTATTGTAAATTATGGTGAGTCTATTTAGGATGTAGGTAGTTAAAAATTACCTTAATAAAGGGACCATGTATGGCAAATCCATTTGATCTTTTGAAAGACTATCCCGGAGAACTTGCTCAATTGCCTACCATGCGTCCTGAGCAAATCGGTGTTCAGAATCAGATCCTTGGTTCTGCTAGTAATCTTCTTAATCAGAAACCAAATCAATACAATCCAGCAGCTTCTCAAAAACTTGCTATTGAAAACTTTAAAACAAATATAGTACCGGGATTGGCAGAACGTTTTCTCGGTAGAAGTGGAGTTGCTGGTTCTTCTGCTTTTACTGGGCAACTCGGTGCTGCTGGTTCTAATTTACAAGCACAATTAGAGGCACTAGGTGAAGAATATGGATTTAAAAATCGCCAACTCAATGAAGAAGCACTGAGAAATCGTCTGGCTTATGGTCTATCTCCTTCCTTTGAGAATGTATATACGAAACCACAACCTGGTCCTGGAAGACAATTTGGTGAGCAGCTTATAGAAAAGGGAGCCAATAAATTAGCTGATCTCGGTGTTGAAAAGATAGCAGCAGTATTAGGTCTAGGAACCGCAGCGACAGGTGCAGCAGCAGTTGCTGCAAATCAAGCAGCACAAACAGCTGCCGCAGCATCTCCTCAAGTAGCTTCATCTTTAGGATTTTTAGGAAAATTTGGTATTACCGCAGCGATGATACCAGCAATTGCTCAGCTTGGTGTTGATGCGGCTGCTTTACTTACTACATATAAACTTAGAAAACATCTCGAAGAACAAGGTATGGCACAAGAAGCTGCAGAAGCTAAGCAACAAGAAGAGAAATTAGCGAAATATCTTGAGCAAAAATCTCAAGGCCAAACGGTTAGAGATGCAAATCTTCCTCAGCGACAACCTAATGAAGATGTAGGATCATGGTTGAATCGTGCATTTGAGTATAATAGAACATCAACTTGGGGTCAGGATAATAACAACCCAACAGGAGGCCAATAATGGCACATGTCATAGAAGGCTTTAATAAAGGTCGTTGGGCTGGACTCTTGGGTGCTGGACTTGGTCGAGGTATAGAACAACTTGCTGAAATCAAACTTAATCGTATGCACGAAGATCAGAATGTTAAACGATATACAGCAGTAGGTATAGATCCTGTACATGCTCGTTTTATAGCAGGTCTTCCAACAGATCAACAAATACCTGCCGTTGCTCGCTATCTAGAAACTCCTGGAGCGTTAAATCAGCTTCAATATGAACCACAAGAGCAGTATCTTCCACAGGCGCAACTACAGCACCCTCAAGGTGGTATGCAAGCGCTCCAACAAGCTTCTTTCCAAACGCAACCACAGCAACCCGCTTTTGGATCACAATCCAAACTCGCTTCGCTTTTAGAGAATAATTATTCATCACCTATAGCGCCACAGTTCCTTGAAGGTCTCCTAAAGACACCACAGCAAAGACAACAAGTTCAGCAACAGAATCAAGCATTGGAACAACAACAGATATTGGCTAACCAGGCACAACAATCACAGAATATGCAACGGCAACCAGCACAAATGCAGGGACAGCAAATAGCGCCACAACAACCTACTCCGGCACAACAGCCGCAATTGAATAATCAACAACGCCTGGCGAGTGCTCTCGGTGCAGCAGGAACAGCTGGACTAACACCCGCTCAAGAGTTAGCACGAGAAAGACAGGAATTGGCGCAACAAAAGCGACAAGATGTTATTCAAAATCATATTGATAAAAATAATGCTCCATTTCTTGAACGATTGTCTAAAGCAGCATCAACCGCTAGAACTGCTCTTGATAAGTTAGAAAGAATGAAAGAACTTCTAGAAACTGGAAAAGTAGAATCTGGAATCGGGTCATATAAGCCTTATTGGTTACTTAATAAGGAATCTCAGGAATTTGACACTGAGGGCGATCAATTAGCGCTACTTCTTAGTGAAGGCCAAAGAGGTACCCCTACTGGTTATAGAATTAAGTTTAACAAAGAAAATAAACCTAATATTCGCCAGAAAAGGGAAGTACAAAAAAGATTTATAGAAGATTATATAGGACAAGCAAGAGATATTTTACAAAAAGAACAGACAAAAGATAAGTTGATCGAAGAAAATGGTGGTAGCCAACCGGCAAACATTGAATCGGAAATTAATAAAAGATTCGCTCGAGGTGAAAAATCAGGTTCATCTAGATCTGATATTGTTTCTGATCTTTCGGAAGTTAAAAACCTTAAAAAAGGTGATCGAGCTGTTGATGAAGATTCAGGTGAGACCTTAGAGTGGAATGGTAAGCAGTGGGTTAGGAAATAATCATGCCTTACAAGATCATACGCGCTGAACAACCACCAAAAATTGAAGAATCACTACCTGCAACTGCATTACGTACAGGTTTACGCACTGCTGCACGAATTGGCGAAGCAGCCGTAGGATTGCCCGGTGATATAGCACAAGCTGCTTTAGGTGCTGCTAATTATATTTCTGGTGGCGCGGTTCCTACGTATGGTCAAGTGCAAGAAAAATTACCCATATCACTTCCTACATCTGAAAATGTTAAACAGTTTCAAGAGAAAGCCACAGGTGAGTATCTCAAGCCTCAGGGTGAAAATGAGCAAACTTGGGACGATTTTATTGGACTAGTTACTCAACTTGCTATTCCTATTTCTGGGCCAGCCGGGTTAGCCAAAGCAGGGGCATTGACTAAGGCAGCTAAGGCTGTTCCACAAGCCGCAAAAATTGCCGGTGTTGGTACTTTAGGTGCACGTGCAGTTAAAGAACTTGGCGGTGGTGAATTGGCTCAAGAAGGTACGAAATTGGGTCTCATGCTTGCTACCGGACTACAAGGTAGCAGAAAGGTTCTTGAGAACCGCCTCGATACCAATTATCAAACGCTTGAGAAACTTGCAACTGGCGCTACACAGGATGCTTCTAAATTACGTAATGTAGTTAGGACTGTGCGTTCTGATGTAGAAAAAGGTATCCAAACTACTGAAAAGAAGACAGTTAGCAATCTATTGAATGAAGTTAATGATTCTATCTATAAAGGTAGACAGGGTATTTCTGTTGCTGAAGCGGTTGAGCTTGATAAAGATATAAATGAAATTTTACGCGATAGATCTACTTCTCCTAAAATAAAAAAACAGCTATCGAAAGTTCAAGATGGTCTATCAGGTGTTCTTGAAGACTATGGCGAAAGAAATAAGCCATGGCTTAATGTTTATCGTGAAACGAAAGATCTCGATAATGGATTTAATAATCGTTCAGTGATAAATGATTTTCTTCAAAATGAGGTAAGTCTTGAAGGTAGATTAAAAAGTAGTATAGGTAAGAACCTTGTATTTGGGGGTGTATTTGGTAGTGGTTTATATAATTTAGGCGCCAAGTCACTAGCTAGTGTTCCTGTTGCTATTGGTCTTCGTGAAAGTGTTAAGATGGCTGAATTTCTCCGCAATAGTAAAGTAGCTCGAAAATACTATGTGGATACCATGAATGCTGCATTATCAAATAATAAGAACGCCTTTGCTCAAGCAGCATCAAAGCTTGATAAGGTTGCTGAGAAATACGAAGAAAAGCATCCTAGTGAGAAAAGATATCGCATTATTCGGGCTACTTAATATTATTTTCTATACCATGGATTGCTATTGTCATGTTTACACTTGCTGTCTTCTATAAGAAGAGCAAATCCGATAATAACCATCCAATCAAAAAAACTGAAACTTTCTATCATATATCCCCCTACAGGATTACTTTAAAAGCCACGCTATAAATGTCCCCAACAAGAACACTAAGAAACACACAATACCTATCCAGTGACAGACCATTAGCACATCAATAACGGTGTCCATTATTTTTCGATTTCAATCCATAGAAATTTTTCATCTTCTTTATTACCCACTTCTTCTTTTCCTGGAGATAAGTACCACTTCCCATCCAAAAATAACACAAGTCCAACAGGACTAGACCAAATTGAATCTCTTACAGCAAAGTGAATCGTATTATTTTTTGGGTGAACATTCATTGGATTCAATTTCATAATCATTCCTACTTCTTAACCATCACAAGACAACTGATTAACACAAATACCGCAATAATAAGAACTGACCACCAGCGCCATGTTTTCACTTCAGGACATGCTTCAGCTATTGTTGTGGTATCTTTCTGTGCTGAACGCAGGATGGTTATATAACACTTACGAGAACAGAACTTAGGATCATCCATACGTATACGGCGCTTTGTGAATTCGGTACCGCATTGCTTACATTTCAAGTTCATACGCCCTCCTTTATATTTCCTCGATCTGTTCCCTGTGAATTTGGGCCATTATAGCAAGTAATACCCATTCTCTTATGGTTATACCCTGCTTGGTAGCTCGTATCTTTATTGTACTATGCGTCTCATTTTCTACATTGAATATGATTCGCTTAGGAGTTTTCCTCTTCATATGCACCTCAGTCGTATATACATATATACAATCTAAACAATAAAAACACTGTTGTCTAGCGCTATTGTATATATTTCTTATATATCCTTCGCTTATATTCGTGATAGGGAGTAGGCTGCGCTGAAATATTTCATACCCCTATAAGGAGACTTTCATGGCAGTCAGACGTCTTAACAATTTTTCAGCGTATGGGTTGGGCGAAGGTCTTATTCCTTTGGCTCCATTGCCTATTATTGCCTTACGCGATCCTAAAACATCGGATTTTGCTGATTTGGGTACAATCTGGGTTAACAGTTCTACTGGTGGTGTTTGGGTTCTTTCCTCGATAACAGCGAACTCAGCCAACTGGGCCACGAGCCCTTTGTCGGGCAATATCAGTGCACTATCGGTCGATATTACTGCTGGCGATCTTACCATTGATCCTGGAGCTGGTGGTATTGATATTAACTCAGGCGCGTTCTCTGTCGATAACTCAGGTAACACTGTTGTTAACAATCTTACGATCGATGGTACGTTAACGTTTACGGGTACGCTTAACCTCGTAAGTGCTGCAGAGATTATTATTGAATCGACGCTCAATGCAGCCCCTTCTGTCTTACTCGAAGCTAATGGTGGTGCGGCTGAACAAGTTCTTATTACAAGCTTGCAGGGAACAGCAGTTGACTCTATTGAGATAGAATCTGTTGCTGGGGGTGTTGCTATATCTTCCAATCTCGCGTCAGCTTCTGCGCTTTCTTTAACAGCAGGCGGTGGTGGTGGTATTGCCCTTGCTGCGGGTGCTGATGGTATTAGTGTTGCTGCGACTAATGGTCCAGTAGCTCTTACATCAGGAACTGGTGCAATCAATGTAGGTGTAGATGCAGCTGCTCACATTATAACATTGGGTAATAGTACCGGTGCTACACAAGTTGTTCTCAATGCTGGTACCGCTGGTATTAACGTTGGTACGAATGCCATAGCTCATACGGTTACTCTTGGTAATATAACAGGAGCCTCAGCAGTAAATATTAATACGGGTAGTGGTGGTTCTGCCATTGTTACAACGAATGGTGTTTATTCTGTTGCTACTGGTACTGGAGCAATGAACCTGGGTACAGACGCCGTCGCGAAAACAATCACCATAGGTAACGTAACAGGCGCTACTGCTGTAGACGTTAATACAGGAACAGCTGGCTTCGCTGTAGCTACAACGAATGGTGTGGTTTCTGTTGCTTCTGGTACAGGCGCAATCAATCTCGGTACCGATGCTGTTGCTAAGACGATCACCATAGGTAATGTGACTGGTGCTACCGCAGTTGATGTTAATACGGGTACAGCTGGATTCGC